CGCGCACCTTCTATTGGCCGACAAGGATATCGCATGCGGTATCTACCCTAAGAAGGAAGTGAACTGGGATAGCGTCAAACGCGCAGTGGCCGCTGGCAAGGATGACATACAAGACCACGCGGGTGCCTTTGTGTTTAACATGGTAGGTGATGCGCATGTTGAGACTGACGAGCGCGGTACAATCGAAGTGCGGCATGGCGGCACAGGCTTCATGCTCATCAAGCGGGGGGTATTCGACCACCTTGCACCGCACGTGCCGACCTATCGGGTAACATCATTCATCAAGCCAGACGGTGAGTACGACAAGCCGCTGACACACGAGTTCTTTGCCACAAGCATCGACGAGAGCGGTGCGCTATTGTCAGAGGACTACCACTTTTGCGAACTGTTTCGCAAACACGGGGGGAAAATCTACGCCCACCCCTTCGTGAAATTGGACCACGTTGGGACCTATGTTTACAACGGGGACATTTTGAAATCGGGCGGAAACCTAAAGTAAGGAGCGAATGAAATGACGAAACAAAACAAAGCAGCATTAGTCACATCTATGTTGGAGCGAGGCTATTCCGTTAAAACTATTAAGCGGCTTGCTAAAACTAGTGAAAGCTACATATACTTAGTTAAGAAGAAGCTGGCGGAAGCAGCAGGAGAAGTCGTAACAGCGGTTAAAGAAGCCGTAGCCGAAGCCATAAACGAAGAAGCGGTTAAGGCGGAGACTAAGAAGGAAGAACTGGATACTGTACTGGACGAAAGGGAAGACCAGTACGGCTCGTTTATGCAAGCCGCAGATACAGCCATCAAGATTAAAAGTGTCATGCATAACGCCATCGCACGTAACGACCTGCATCTATACCCCGATCAGTTGTTGTCATTGGATATGATCGCGGTAAAGATAAGCCGTATCGTAAATGGCAACCCAGCGCACCGAGATAGCTGGATTGATATAGCGGGATATGCTACGTTAGTGGCTGAACGCCTACAAGGAAAAGCGAGATAACATGACAGCGTGGTCCTATAGCAGCATCAAGACCTTTGACCAATGTCCGAAGAAGTACTTCCACCTCAAAGTGGTTAAGGACGTTAAGGATACGCCGGGGGAAGCTGCTGACTATGGGACCGCAGTCCATGAAGCTGCCGAGTTGTTCGTTAAGGACGGCACACCCATCCCGAAGAAGTTTGGCTACATGCAGCCCATCGTTGACAGCCTCGTTGCTATCGAAGGCGATAAGCACACGGAGTTAAAGCTAGGTGTCAGGAAGACGCCCACTGGCTACGCTCCGTGCAGCTTCTTCGCTAAGGATGTGTGGTGGCGCGGCATCGTCGACTTGGTTATCATCAACGGCGACACGGCCTACATGGTGGACTACAAGACGGGCAAGAACGCCAAGTACGCAGACCCTAAGCAGCTTGACCTCATGGCTGGTGCGTTGTTCGTGCACTACCCGGACCTTAAGACGATTAAGTCTGCTCTGGCATATGTAGTGAGCAACGAGTTCATCAAGAAGGTTCACGTTGCTGAGCAGCGTGATGAATACCTAAATGTGTTTGTTGACGAACTAGGTCGCTTGGAACATGCCCAGCTTAGCGGCGTGTGGAACCCAAAGAGCAGCCCTTTATGTGGCTGGTGCCCTGTAACAGAGTGTGAACACCACAGACCACGGAGACGATGATGGCCCGCGATTACCGCAAAGAGTACGATACGTATCAAGGCACTGAGCAGCAGAAGAAGAACCGCGCTGCGCGTAACGCTGCCCGCGCCAAGATGATGAAGGCCGGTAAGGTCAAGAAGGGCGACGGGAAAGACGTCTCCCACCTCAAAGCATTTGATAAGGGTGGTAGCAATAAGAACGGTGTGCGTGTAGAAAGCGCATCGGCCAACCGCTCATTCAAACGGGACAGCAAGAAGAACCTTGTCTCCGAAGTCAGTACGCGGGAACGCAAAAAGAAGAAATAACATCTAGGTGGAGATACACCGTGCAAATCGTAGACAATAAAGCGTTAGTCTTTGAGACTAACGAGCCTGACATCATTACCCACGTAATCCCGAACAGTGCAGTAATCGAGGACAACAAGGTGGCAGTTAAGTGGGGGATGCACGAAGTGCAAATCCTTGCTGGCTTAGGCTACAAGAACGCCCCGTCCCCCATCATGCGCGACTACAAGTGGACAGGCAAGTATAAGCCGTTCGCGCACCAAGAGACCACATCATCTTTCCTGACAGCCAACAGGCGCGCCTTCTGCTTCAACGAGCAGGGTACAGGTAAGACGGCCAGCGTCATCTGGGCAGCAGACTACCTGATGAACTTAGGTAAGATTAAGCGCGTCCTCGTGTTGTGCCCCCTGTCAATCATGAAGTCAGCATGGCAGCGTGACCTGTTTACCTTTGCGATGCACCGTTCGTGCAGCGTTGCTCATGGTGATGCCAAGACCCGCAAGAAGATTATCGAAGCTGGTTCTGATTTCGTCATCCTAAACTTTGACGGCCTAGCTATCGTAGAAGATACAATCCGTAACGGTAACTTTGACTTGATCGTCGTGGACGAGGCTAACGCCTACAAGAACTCACAGACCAACCGTTGGAAGACGCTGGCAGTGATAATGAAAGACCTCAACCCATACCTATGGATGCTTACAGGTACGCCTGCTGCGCAGTCCCCCATAGATGCCTACGGTTTAGCTAAGCTGGTAAACCCACAGAATTGCCCTACCTTTTACGGTGCATTCCGCGACCAAGTCATGATGAAAGTGACGCAGTTCAAATGGGTTCCGAAGCCTAACTCAGACCGTGTCGTTCATAATGTGCTGCAACCCGCTATCCGGTTCGAGAAGAAAGACTGCCTAGACTTACCAGAGGTTACGTTCATCGAACGCGAGGCACCGCTTACAGCGCAGCAGAAGAAGTACTACCTGCAACTCAAGAACGAGATGCTGATTGAGGCAGGTGGCGAGGAAATCAGCGCGGTCAACGCAGCGGTCAAGATTAACAAGCTGCTTCAGATTAGCGGTGGTGCGGTCTATGCGGATACTGGAGAAGTCATAGAGTTCGATGTGTCGAACCGGCTTAACGTCGTGCTCGAAGTCATCGAGGAAGCTGCGAACAAGGTGCTGGTCTTCGTGCCATTCACCCACACCATCGAACTACTACGCGCCAAGCTGGAGAAGGCTGGCATATCCTGTGAGGTCATCAACGGTAAGGTGCCGCTCAATAAGCGCTCCGACATCGTCGACCAGTTCCAGACTCGCAAAGACCCGCATGTGCTTATCATCCAGCCACAGGCTGCATCGCACGGGCTTACGCTTACGGCAGCAGACACAATCATCTGGTATGCCCCAGTGACAAGCGTAGAAACCTACTTGCAAGCTAACGCCCGCATCAACCGCCCCGGACAGAAGAACGCAATGACCATTGTGCATATCAGGGGCAGCGAGGTGGAGGACCGCCTTTTCTCCATGCTGCAAGGGAACATCAACAATCACGAAAGAATTATCGACTTATACCGTCAGATGATGATTGATGGTGCTTGACAATGTCAAAGAGCATTGTAAGAACACGAAGGCCAACCAAGGAGCAAAACATGAATACCGATAAATCCGTTGAGGAGATGGTGGCTGCGTACCGTAAGATACGTGAAGCCATCTCGGAAAAAGAAGAAGCCCACAAAGCAGATGTATCTGGACTGCGTGAGCAACTCGACATTGTCAGTGATGCACTGCTGGGGGTTTGTAATTCCCTACAGGCTGACAGCCTACGTACAGCGGCGGGTACAGTTAGCCGCCGTGTGAATACCCGTTACTGGACCACCGACTGGGAAAGGATGTATGAGTTCATTCGTGAAAACGATGTGCCATTCCTCCTTGAGCAGCGCATCCACAACGGCAACATGAAGCAGTTCTTGGATGAAAACCCAGACTCGCTTCCGATTGGCCTACAAGCTGATCGCAAATTTGTTATCCAAGTTCGTAAACCAACAGGAAAGTAAGGGGATATACCCATGTCAAACGAAGTATCTATCTTTAAGCAAGCCGGTGCCGTCTCAACATCAGTCGGTCGTCGTGAACTCAGTGAACTTGCTAAGTCGCTTGCGACCAGTGGTACCACATCGCGTCGTATCCAGACCAACACCAACGGTACGTTCAAACGCCTAATCAACGGTGAGCAGATTGGTGATGCAGTTCGTGGTGATATCAATGTCATCATCGTTCATGCACTGCCCAAGGTATCGCGTACATTCTACGCTGGGGCATACGACCCCAATGCAAAGCCAACGTTGCCAGATTGCTGGTCGAACGACGGTGACAAGCCAGAAGCATCTGCTGGTAACAAGCAAGCATCCAACTGCGCATCATGCGATATGAACGTAGTCGGCTCGGGCCAGAACGGTAAGGGTCGCGCCTGTCGCTTCCAGCGCCGCATCGCAGTGCTACTCGCTGGTGACGCATCTGGCGAAGTTTATCAGTTCAACGTGCCAGCTAAGTCGCTCTTCGGTAAGGGTGTCGGCAACGTGCATCCGTTCGAAAGCTACGTGCGGTATCTGCTGGGCCACAACGAAAGCCCAGACACGGTAATCACCAACATCAGCTACGACTTGAACGCTGACTCCATGGAACTTCTCTTCACGCCTGTGCGTGGTTTGAACGAAGATGAGTACGCCTTAGTCAAGGATGTGCAGAAGGACCCAGCAACTAAGCGTCTGTGCGAACTGACCGTAGCTGCGCAAGATGGTGTTAAGAAGCAGCCAGAGGCACCCGCCCCTAAGCCAGCACCACAGGTCTCTCGTTCGGATGAACCCGACGAAGAAATCGAAGAACCCAAAAAGCGTGTTGCATCCAAACCCGAAACTGTGGCAGCATCGGAAAGCCTTGCGTCGGTTATCAGCGCATGGGGTAATGGGGAGTAG